GTTTATCTCAACGCCATCATCCAATACATCTACATTTGTACATACACAACCATCTTCTATGTCTCCAACATCTTCTTCAACCGCATTTTCGAAATCCAAATCATCGTCATTCAATACATATCCATTTTCCAACATATCTTGTATATATTGTTTATCTTCATTATATTTATCTTTAAAATCGCCCATATTGTACTCCTTACATATTATTTACAAGTATTTACTAGTATTTATATTATCTATCATTATCTTCGTGAGAAAAGTCTAATTCTTCAGGATCACCATCATCGCAATCGTCATCCAAATAATCATATACATCGTCATTATTTATTGTATTTTTTTCTATATCATCCAAATTTATATTCATATTAATCTCCTATTAATTTATAATTTCAACGTTATTTAGATTAAATTTATGTTCTATAATCCAATTATATTTTTCTTTATGAGACAATACGAACACATATTCGTTGTGTGGTTCTATCTCATTTTTATCTATTATATCGATTAGTTTCCAATTTTCCAGACAGAATATAATTGAGTTTCTTCTTTCAATATCTTTTTCTGATATATTACTGTACCCATTAGATCTTGTTATAGTAAACATAGATTTGAAGTGAATTATATAATATGTTTCGAAATTTTTATACAGATAGCAAGATGGGTATAATATTTTTTTCTTTTTATTAGCTATACCCATTCTAGACATGGATTCTTTTATTATGTTAATATCCACCAATGGTTTTACTTCAATCAATTCTTTCATATTATTCACTCACTTTTTAAATCACATATAACTATACCGATATTTATAATGCAAGATTATTTAATTTTAATCGTAGTGAATCTTTATTTATTGGTTTATAATTGATATTATTTGGGTATTTAATAAAATATGATGTATCTATTGTAGTTATGTTTGGTATATTTTTACCGAAACCGTGTCCATTAATTAAAGAAGGAACTATAATATGAAACATATTGGTAGTAACGGAATATACTTGTACAGTATCTTTTGTTATTGTTGTTATTTGGGTGTTTCGGGACTGTGGAGACCACATCAATAACAATAGGATGATTATACCGATTAAGATTTTTCTCATGTATATGGCCTCCTAGGTTAGTTATTTAATGTCAATGTACCTCTTTCAATATCAAAATAATTATATGCGAATGTAGCGGTAAAAGTAGATTGTTCTGAATTACCAAACGCTAATGAAAGGGAACTTAGATTAATAAGTATCAAATCTTTCATTATAAATTTAACCCCAGATCTATCTTGATTATCTTTAGCTATTACCATAAAACTTTTTATAGTAGATTCTCTGAGTGTAGTTTCTCCTTGTGCTGCATTTCCTAAACGTAATTCTTGCATCCATTCAAAGAACGATGTATAATTATCAAGATCTTCATCACATGTAAAATCAATTGTAATGGGAGACATATCATTATTAAATCTAGATATAGGATTTTTAATAGATATTTGTTGAAACTCAGACATAACAACTTCTATATTAAAATCGGGTAATGTTACCATTCTAACAAAATTATTTACTACACCAAGATCGAGTTCTTTTGTTCTTGTTGATGGTACTGGTATATTAGAAAAAATGGTTTCAAATTTATCTGTATTACTTTGATTTATGAGAGACATATATACATCCTTTTTATGTATTTATATTTTCTATACTATGCCTAACATAAGGATGTAAATCGTATTTTTTAGATTCTTCTTTAGTAACCCATATATATTCTGAATTTTCGCTATTTAGTACAATATTTCCTGTTTTTATTGTTGCCTTAAAGCATATGTTTATATTGTGTGTTGGTATTTGATTTATGCCTGTTGTATATATTGTTGTTTCTACATTAATCATTTTGAGTATATAACAATCTAAACCAGTTTCTTCTAATGCTTTTCTATGAGCAGTATCCTTCAACTCTTCATTTTTAATTACTCTACCACCTGGAATATAAAATTGACCTTTACATGGTTCGTTATTTCTCTTTGCTAAAAATATTTTATTGTCTTTTACTATACATACATCTACACATGTAATTGGCATTATTTTAAGTATTTCATTGTATTTACTTTGCTCTATGTACATCTATTACTCCATTTATTATATCACATATTCGTTTTATATCATCTTCTGTTAATTCTGGGTTATTGGGTATGTACAGGCCATACTTATCAACTATATCGGCAAAGGGTAAATCGTTTTTATAATAAATCTTATCTTTACAAAAAGGTTGTAATGCCATATTTCCACAAATCAACGGCCTACATTCGATATTATTATCTGTCAATGCTTTTACTATTTCATCTCGTTTAGGAGAAATTATTGGATAAGCAAAATTAGATATATATTCATCAAAATTATTGGGTATTTTCCAATAATCATTTTTAAGATACATATCATAAAAACCAAAATTCCAATATCGTTTACTACACATATCATCTAATTTCTTTAATTGATTTATTCCTATGAATGCTTGTAAATCTGTAGAACGTATGTTAAATCCAGGAAAATAAAACGTATACATCGATTTAAATTCCGATACATTATGTTCTTCTCTTAATTCTTTTTGTTTATCTATATCCATATCTCGATCCCAACCATGACTTCTAATGGAAACTAGAATATTGTACAACTCTTTGTCGTTTGTACATACCATACCCCCCTCAATACATGAACAATGATGACCAAAATAAAACGAAAATGTACTCATCAAACCAAATCTTCCAGTTTTTATTCCATTATATGTACTATCTGTAGACTCACAATTATCTTCCAGTAAATGAACCCCAAACTTCCAGCACAGTTCTTGTATCTCATCCATTTTATTTGGAAATCCTAATACATTAACCATTAATACTGCTGAAGGATGTAACTTATTATTGTTTAATAGACTTTTCAAATCATCTACATCGATCCCCAAAGTATCCTTATCACATTCAACTAAAATAGGTTCGAATCCCAATTGCAATAATGGAGATACATCAGTAGCCCAAGATAAAGCAGGAACTATTATTTGATTGCTTCTAAGTCTACCACTACATTTTAATGAGTATAACATCGCTAGATTAGCCGAGCTACCCGAATTTACGAAAACTGAATATTTTACTCCAAGATGTTTCGACCATTCTTCTTCAAATTCTAATGTTAAATTTCCCTTTGTTAATCTAGGATATGTTTTAAGCCATTCTATTAATTGATCTATATCTTTATTGTCAATCGTTTCTTCAACTAAGTTTATTTTTTTATTTTCTGATTTCATGTTTTTCCTTGTGATCTATATCATATTTTAAACCAATTACTCATTTATTAATTTCTTAGATATATATGTCCATCCTTTATGTTGTTTTAGTTTGCCTCTTTTAATTGCATACATACTCCCAAAATTTAAATTATTCTTTTTGCAAAATTTGGCGATCGATCTCATTTCTACTATTTTTCCTTCTGGGCTTTTAAATGTATAGATATATTTAGTATTTCCTTTAGATATTTTATCCAATGCCTCTGGTGTATGTTTTCGTCCTGTATTAGGATTGTCTTTTCCTTTTCTACCCCTCATATAATTACTTTCTCCTTTTAATGCATCAGAAAGTTTTTGTTTATGTTCTATAGATTTTTTTCTTCCTTTTTGAAACAAGGACATTTTCTCTATTTCTTCTGGTGTGGCTTTTCTACCCCAATTAGGACTATCTTTTCCTCGTTTTCCTTTTCTACCCCAATTAGGATTGTCTTTTCCTTTTTTTCCCCACATTGGGTGGTTTTCACCAAAACCACCTCCACCTTTATGTTTATTATATCCTATATTTTTGTTTTGCATATTCAATATTTTAATCCAATATCGCTCTTTATATTTTCTTTCTTTTATTGTTGAATAGTGGTCAAGTATTATTCTCCTAAAATTATTATTCCCAATTTCTTTTTTTATTTTTTTAAAATCTTTACCAGATCCAAAATAACCATCATCTGCTGATGTAAAATGATAACCAACATATCCCATTCCATTAAGTAAATTAACTGTTAAATAAATTACCCCTATACATTCTTTTATTTTTGTTTTCATAGTTTACCTCTTTTCAGGTTGAAGTTATGTAAAGGTAGTTATTGGAAAAGCAATAACAGCTATATCTGGTTTTTCCCTTTACATAACTATTTATAATACCACATCATTTTTATTTGTTCGACATATTTTTTTCATAATCTTTTATAGTCCTTATTAATCCCTCTTGTAAATCAATTGTATGTTTCCACCCAAGTTTATTTATTCTAGTAACATCCAAACATTTCTTCATCATTCCATCAGGTTTATCTGTATTAAAATAAAAATCTCCTTCATAACCAATTATATCTTTAATCATATAAGCCAATGTTTTTATAGATATATCGATACCAGTACCTATGTTCAAAAATGTTTCAGTTTTATCTATACCTTTCATTGCCCAAATCATACCAGTAGCTAAATCTTCTACATGTAAAAATTCTCTTCTCTGCTCTCCTGAACCCCATATTTCTACTTCTTTTTT